ATGATTCTTGGTATATATTGCAGAAAATCAGTTGATTCCAAAGATAGGGACTCATCCTCCATTGATGACCAAAAACAGGCAGGTATCAACCTTGCAAGGTCATTGGGCATGGAACACAAGCTCTACATCGAGCAGACGAGTTCGGGAAAGCTGGAACTGAAGGATAGACCCAAGATGGTTCAGATGTTAAAGGACATCGACCAAAAGAAACCCAAGATACAAGCCGTTTTTGCCTATGACCCAAGTAGGCTCTACAGAAACGATGACACCAAAATCCAGTTCCTTTCCATTATCAAGAAAAGGGAAATAGAACTCTACTTCCAGTCAGGGAAATTCGATTGGAACGACCCCACTTCAAAACTTGTACACAACATCCTATCAGCCACTAATGAATTCTTTGTGGACTTGACTTCCATGAAGATTAAGGATACACTCAGGAGAAAGGCCAAACAGGGAAAAGTCAATGGTGCAGTACTGCCCTACGGTTATAAGGCCAACAGTGAGAAGTATTTGGTTATCGATGAACAGGAGGCCGAGGTTGTGAGATACATCTTTGATGGTTTCATGGAGGGCAAAACATCCACCCAAATCAGGAACTATCTTATAGATAATGAAATACCCACACGCTACAACAAGATTGGTGGAACTAAGGATTATGTCCACAAGGAGCGTGATGAGGTCAGGACTACCAAGAAAAGTGATAGCAGGTGGACAAATGGAACTATCCTACAGATTCTCAGGAATCCAGTTTATAAAGGTGAGCGCAAATGGGGCGAGGAAGTTTTTGATTCCCCTATCATCATTGACCCCGTTAAATGGGAAAAGGTAAACCAAAGCTACCTCAACAGGAACAAGGGCAGCCTTAGGGGAAAGAATACGGAACATAAGTACCTTCTTACCCCAATGCTACAATGTGGTTGTGGGAAGTCGCTCATAGGCCGTTCCAACAAGCTCGAAAACTACTATGGTTGTGCAGGGAAACGCTACAAGGAAACCAAGTGCAATAGCAAGTACATACCTGTAAGGGTGCTGGATGAGCTAATAACCAACATAGTATATGGAAATCTCTACCAAACCGTCAAACAAAGTGGTTCGGGGGATGTTGTCAAAAAACGTGAGCAACTTGAAAAAAGGATTGCAGATTATGACACGGAACTTGCTTCCATCAAAAGAAACCTCAATAAACTTGATGACCATCTCACTGATGGCAGGTTCACCACGGAACAGTACGATAGGCAGAAAAAAAGGCTCTCAGCCCAAACCAGTGACCTACAGATAAAGAAATCCAACCTGCAAGAACAACTTTCAGCCTTGAAGGGGGATGTGAACCAATTGGAGCAGATTGAGAATGACATTATCAAGCCCATGATGGATAAAATGGAATATCCACAGCATCCTGACAGCTACAATCCTTTTGAACCATTGCTATTGAAGATATTCCAATCTACGGTTGGTCGGGCGCAACCTTTTGAAGAAAAACAGAAGGTCATCAGAAAATACGTAAAGAACATCAAGGTAGATTACAAGAAAGAACATAAGCTACACGAGATAACCCTAAGCTATAGATTGCCCATAGAGGATGAAACCTATTATATGGATGTCCACACCCTCCACGCCATTGATTCAAGGAGCAGACAGCCCGTATGGGTCAATGAAGAAAGGTATGAAAAGCACAGGGAGAAAGTAATCCAAGAAACCGAGGCACGTTTAAGGGAATACCAAGGTTAAAGTTGCGCTTTTTGAACATAACCCCACCATAGCCCATTCCACTATACACATATAGGAACAACCAACACCCCTTACCCATCATGTAACATTCAACCCCAATAACAAGGGTCTACCGTTACATAAGCGGTAAAACACCCCAACATCTCCATAAACAATTGTTTTTCAATCATCTAATATCATTATTCTATCGTTTATGTTGGGGGTGCTGAATAAACAAAACCAACCGATACCAACGAACATACACGTACACGGGAAAGAAATGTCCTACAAAATGACTATCTTTTACCCTGTCATCACTTGAAAACTGGTAATTTACACTTCGATGGCAGCCCCTTGGATTCTTTCAGGGGGTTTTTTATACCCAAAACCAACGTTTCTTTAAACTATCCTCAATATTGTCTACTTATCATTGAATTATTATCATTCCACCTCCGAGTCGGTATGAGAATCTTTCAATATTTCATTTTTGATGTACTATAAAATTTATTATGTAAAGTAGATGGTTAATCAACTGATAATCAGCGTGTGTTGTTTTGGTGAGTAGGTCAAATGTGACTGTATGATGTTAAATATTGGAAATCGGTTACAATTTGGAAGGGGGAGGATAGGTATTTTGGAGCTTTCTAAAACAACACGATTGCACCTGTAAAACAGACCGCCATCGAAAGTATTCCCAAGGCAATCGGGACATAAATATCAATTGTTTTCATAAGCCACTCATTTGACTTAAAATGGTATTTCATGGTGTTCCTGACCTTTTCTGCAACTTCCTTTTCAAAGTTTTCTAGGTTGGGGTAATTCTCATGTCCGTACCAATCATCGAGTTCCTTAGTTATTTTTTTCTTGTATATCTTGGGAAGTTCATCATTCCTGAACTTGATTATGAAGGAAATCCAAAAGTAAAGCACAATACATCCCAACAACTTTGTTATTATTGTAGCTTTCCCCGATGTTTCAAAATTAAACCCGAAAAAGGAAACGATACCAGTACTGTATTCTATCATGTAGGCAATGGTGATACCGATGACAGAGGTTATCAGCAAGCTCTTGCGAAGCTGCTTGACCGTTTCAAATTCCAAGTTGTCCAAAGGGGTTGACATGTTCTTTTTATCTAGTGGTTTAATTTGATGAGGCTTTGTGGACAATTGGCATATTCCTTATACCTTAGAAACAGCTTACCCATTGTTTGCCATTACTGTTAAAACTCAACGCTGCCCACTTAATATTTCCTTTCTTGTATTCGTTGTACTCGGCATCAAATTTATCTGCCAATTCCCTTGCCTCTTGGAACGTATCAAACTCCACGAACTTATATCTACGGGGTTTCATATAATGGCCTGACAAGCCACCTGCTTTATCCTTTACTTCATCATAGCCTTTAGACCAATCAATCCATTGTGAACGAAAAGCACATCTTTCATCTTTCTTCAAAATCAAAGTGTGGTTAAAGTAATCGGGGCTAAAATCAGACCAATCGTTTAAGCCAATACGCCTAGGTGGAATAAGAATAAACTTGTTCATAATGGTGGCGTGCTTGGTACTCTATCTCATCCTCAATTCGATTATCCTGTCAGGCTCCCTATAATTACCCATTTTAATAAACTTTGAGCATGAGCCAGTAGCCCCCCTAGTATCTGCCAACGTTACCGTATAGTTCAATTTTTCGACAAGCTTACCTTCATAGAAGAACAGGGCTAGGAATTCATCTGAATTGAATCCAGTTCTACAATAGTGCCATTCTTCAACATTCTGTTTGAAGTCACTCTTGGCAGGTGCGCCCATAATGTTTTCCACCTCTGCCTTGGTCATCCCTGAAGATAGTTTATAGGATACCTTTAGGTTCTGCTGCACTCCACAACAGACAAAACATAGACAGGCCATTAGGGTAATAGTTTGTTTCATAATTGGATTTTAGCTTTCCCAAAGGGGTCATTCATTTTATCGGGGGAGGTCATAAATATATGATAATTGGTCATAAATAACTACAGTAACCGACCACCGTATGGAACTTTTCCCACAATCTGTAAAATGGATTATCTTTCTAAAAAATAAAAAGTTAATAATATGGAAGGATTGGAGAGAGCCAAATTGAAGGATAGCATTTTACTGTTCTTGCTCGAAAAAGGAGGTGGTTGGGGTGAGGACGGTATATATTTAGGTTTGGGAAAACCGACCAAAACAGAAAACCATATCAGTGAAATACTTAATGAGATGAACCTTGAAGCCTCAAAGTACTTCTACTATAATGACGATGACGGTTATGTTTTGGTTTCAGCAAACGATTTTACACAAGAGTTCTTGGACAAAGGAGGTTTTGTCAGTGAATACAATAAACAGGTTGTAGCAGCCCGAAAGCTGAACGAAAATATCAAACGTGAAAACAATGTCAAAGAACTCAAAGAGATTGATTTGAAACTGAATATTAGAAACAGCAAATTTGCTTTGCCACTTTCAATCATAAGTATCCTTATTGCTCTTGGGTCATTACTCTATACCATCTCAAAACCCCAAAAGATAAACGATGGACAGCTTAAGGCAATTCAAGAGCGATTGGATTATTTGGAAGGTACATTGGTAAAGGAGAATGATTCGATGAGGTTGATAATCGATAAAATTAAGGACACCATAAAATGAACAGGTACATCAAAGCAATGGAAATCGGGTTAGCCCATGAGAATGTAGGCATAACTTACAACGACTTGATTAGTAAAATACAGGAGGATTCAGGTAGGATGACGATTTACGCTGAATCTACCTTTTATTATTGGTTCGTGGACAACTTCTCGGCTACAAACATCGAATCAAAGCTTTATTCGGGATGGAAAACAAACTTTGAGTATTACTATTATTTCAAACATAGTATAAATAAACCGAAAGGCAACTTGACTGAAAGTGGGGAAGTATTGTACAGACAATTGGACAGTGTAAAGTGGTTCCTCAATGGGGAGGCATCCAAACAATATTTGGACTATTTGGAATTACAGGAATCCAGACAGACCGCCCAAGATGCCCGTAAAGCTTCCAAGGAGGCAAATGAGAAAGCTTCTAAATCGATAAGGCTTGCTATTTGGGCAATTGTGGTCAGTGCAGCCGTTGGTTTATTCAGTATCATTGTCGATTTGGTGGCTTTCAGCAAATCCCCCGTACCACCATACGATGTCAAGGTCATTGAGAACGACGCCCAAACAAAAGAACTGGAAGAAGTAAAGGAAAGGCTATACAAGGCAGAAATGATGTTAGAGGTCTATGAATCTGATTTGGATTCAGTATCGGATTCAGGCTCTTGACTTTCGGATTTGGATTTAGTTTCAGTTTCGGTTTCCTTTTTCTCCTTTTCCTGCTGCTCTTTTTTCTTAAATTTATCAGCATATATCATGCCCTTCCACCTTCTTTCAATATCGATATACCTTTGATGCAGATAATACCATAAGAGAAAGCCCACCAAAATAAATGCGCCACCAGTCCTTTGTAAAAAAGTACTTAAAGCATCTATATTGTGCTTCTTTAAGCTTATAAAATTGATGACATCTTGGGATTTTTCGTATTCACCTCTGAGTAATTCAAATTGCTTCAATTTATCTTTAAAAACTTCTATTTCGGCATGCAATTCTTCATCTTTTTCTATAAATTTTTCGCTATTAGCATTTTTATTCAACTTGAACTGTTCATGGAAATTGTCCATTTCCTCAACCAAACTTTGAGAATATTCCCTTAAATAATTTGATTCTATGTACACTTTGTTCAATTGATTGCTAGACTCAATTCTTTTTTCAGTGTACATGCCGAATGATGAATAGTCAAGATAAACCCCTAGGGAAAACAGAACAAGCCCAAATATGGCTATGAACTTATATAGATTGTCCGTAGGTAATGTTGGTATGTTCATATTAAAGCATATTGGTATTCTTGGTTCAAAAAACCCCCTCCAAATAGTTGGAAGGGGCTACTACTTATCATTCCATTGATTAATGTTTAGACAATTTACGAATCATAGCTTCTTCCTGATATAATCTACCAAGAGTCCTGCCATGATGCCAAGCAGTACCACACCTGGTGCAGTTCCCACAAGGGCTTCATTAAATTGCTCTAACATAGTCCCCAAATTTAAAACGACTCCTTACATCCTGCAAATCAAGTTATTGGGAATTATTAACATTGATTACAGTTTCTCCTTCAACCACAGGCCAAAACTCTCATTGTGATAGAGGTTTCCATCGTACTCGAAATGTTTATACTTTTCTATGAGTCCCAACAAAACGTCCGAGATTTTATCCCTTGGTAACGCTGAACCTTGGATGTCATATACCCCATTCTTCTTCAACATGTATTTGCCATTGTCAATGATGGCCTTGTCACCGTTTTTGCCATGGACAACCAACCGAGCATACCCATAAACGGCATTGCAGACCATGGAGTCCAGTTTGCTTGTATTTATCTCTATCCGTTCGGACATGATTTGGAAAAAATCTGCCCCAAACCAAAACGTTGTTTTGTGGGGGCTTTTTTTAAACAGTTTCACCTTAAAACTGGATTAAATCCAAAATTACGGAATATATCCAATAAAATAGTGCCTGTTGATAAGTTTAAGGCTATTTACAGACGTTTTAAGGAACTATTATAAAAAATATTACACAATACACCATAAAAAGAAGAAATGCTCTTAAAAAGCTTTAAAATACGTTATAGAATATAACGTAAAGTAGATTCATTGTGCCTGTTAACAAAAATATAGCCAATGCAAAAGCACCTCCCGTCAAAAAGAATGCAGGGTAAATCGGTGCATCTTTCCATTTGTTGATTAGGATGTAGGACAGGAATGACAAGAGTGCCATCGCAATGAAAAAGGGCAACCTGCCCATGCTATCCTGAAGGTATTTGAACAGACCGCCAAATGCAAACATCCCCACTATGCTCAGGAACAATACAAGAGAAGGGTTGGAATCCTTTTTTTCCATACCACTAAAACGGGTCAAAATGCGGAAAATTGCAGTTTTCGCCCAAAATACGCCTAAACCTACGTGGTTACTAAGCTCATAGTGGATTTACACCCAACCAAAAAGGTGTAGACATATTGGTATTATGTAGAAGAGGAGAAGAAGAAATAGAGAAGAAAGTAGAGAGAACCAACCAGTATCCCAACGGCCTCGACCACTTTCCGAACGGTTTTACCCTTTTCGGCTGTTTTTGTGCAGGGGGCGAAACAATTCCATACGCATAATCTGACGTTTTTCAAAGTTTTTCGACAACTTTAACACTTTTATTATTGGATTTCAAAACACTTCAACCTTTGGTAGTGCCAGTGTTTATAGGGTCTAAGAGCCGAAATTTCCTGAGAGTTTATCTATTTGGTGAATCCAAATATTATTTCTATCTTTGTAAAATAAAATTTGCAAAGGTACAAATAAAACAAATACAAAAACAAATTAATCGATGAAATACATCAAACTTTAACATTTAACCAATAAAAACCCCACCGTTAGGCAGGGAAGAAAGTTCTTTTTGTATGTGAGAATTCAAAAGTACAAAATCTTTCCAAGATGTCAAAAGGTGGTGGTTGTCCCAAATCACCATAATGGCAAAATTACCCAAACTAAAAGGTTCAACACCTCAATACAAGCAGGTTGTACTTCCCACTCAACTTTTCGATGACATCGAGGGGCTTGGCCTCACCAACATCCAAAAGAACAAGGCATATCACTTCATCGACTACCTAATGGTACAGTCCGATAGAAAATACGGTATGCCCTACTGCTTCACATCTTTCAGCTACGGTCTGTTCTTGGAAATCTTCAACTCCAAGTACATGAAGTTTGTCAGACCATTGAAGGAATTGGGCATTATCGATTGTGACGAGGTTTTTTCCGTTGATGGAAACAAGCCACACAACTATAGGGTACACAAGGATTACTTTACAACCGATGACACCACTACAAAGGTTCAGGTAGCTTACTATTCCAATAAATATGATGATTCGGATGGAGTCATCACCAAATCCGTGGATTTTATCAAGTCATTGTATATCCCCTATGATGGACTTAGAGAGGCTTTGGAACAAAAGTTATATGACATTGCCGTTGCCGAGTATGTGACCAACCACGGCATCAAGGAAGAGTCTATCAAGGTGTTCGATGGTGAGAGGCACTACTACATTGGAAAGGACAAAGCAATTGAAAAGGCAACCAAGTTGGGTGTGGAGGTTTTTGAAGATGGTGGCAAATACTTTTTGATGGACAAGTCCGAGTATAAAAAGATGAAGCTCAACCACATTAAACGCTCTTACCAAACTGTAATCGAGAACTTAAGGACTGGGAATATCCATGTGGGCAGGAACAGAACCAACAACCGATTGGACACCAACTTGACCAACATGCCGAGCTGCCTCTACAATGTCATTGCCGAAGCCAATAACCTTATGCAGGTGGATGCTGTCAACAGCCAATACGCAATCCTTGCGGATATTATGAAAAATGAGGGCATCGAGAGCGATTTCATCAAGGATGCCCAAGATGGCAACCTCTATGAGAACGTGGAGGAAAAACTCAATTTGAAGGATAGGGATGCAGCCAAGAAGGGATTGATGCAGGTCATTTTTGCCCCATCGTTTTATGGTGGTGGTTTCAAGGATGGTCTGAAGAAACTCTACCCCGAACTGATTGCTTTTTCCGATGGGTATAAGGAAGATAAAGGCCACAACCAACTTGCCATCATGCTTCAAAAGTTCGAGTCGGGAATGTATATCGATGAAATTTCCAATGAACTACAGCAAAACGGTGTGGAATGTACCTCGAAGCATGATTCGATTATCTGTAGGGCTAGTGATGTTGATGTGGTGTTGGATACGATGAAAGAAAAAATGATGTTGAACGGCTTTGTATGCCAACTAAAGGCAAGCTAATGGACACACCCAAGGAACTATTCACAGAAATCAAGAGGATAACCAAGATGGATTTGGATGTCGATGAAAGGAATGAAGCGATTTATGATGAAATCAACTGCTTCATAAAAAGGTATCCCGAACACACGAAATACATCGAAAACTACTTGAAGAAAACAAATAACAACTAAACAAACCTAGAAATGGAAAACGAAAACTGGAAGGATATACCAAACTTCCCCAATTACCAAATCAGCACCCTTGGAAGGGTCAAATCAAAGAAGAGAACTGCTAGAAGTAGGGAAAAATTGCTTAAACAACAAAAGCATCCTAAAGGATACCGTATCGTAAGGTTGTTCAAGGATGGTGAGGGAACTCAGTTCCTAGTCCATAGGCTTATGGGGATTGTTTTCTTTGGAGTCCATACCGAGCTGGGCAAAACCACCATTGACCATGACAATGGAATCAAGAGTGACAACAGGCTTTCCAACCTAAAGGTAATGAGCCATAGGTCAAACATCTCCAAAGGCTATTTGGAAAAGGAAACAACCAGTAAATACACTGGTGTCAGTAGACTCCCAAATGGAAGCTATTCGGCAAGGATATGCAACAACGGTGTGCAGAACTATATTGGGACATTCCCAAATGAAGAGGATGCACATTTGGCCTACCAATTGGAACTCAACAAAATCATCGAACCCAAAAGAGTTGCTGCATAATGGACTTTAATGAGCTTACCACCACAAAGAAAGGAACATTGGGTGAGATGATATGCAAGAACCATTTTGAAGATAAGGGGCTTGTTGTGATGATTCCCGTCACAGAGGCTGCACACGCTTTTGACATGATGGTTTGGGAAGGGAAAACAAACCCGATTATAGTGGACATCAAAACCAAGGCTTCTAGGCTGCACTACCCTGATACTGGATTCGATACTCCTGACTTTGAAAAGTACTTGGAGGTTTCCGAGAAGCACAACATGAGGGTGGTGATATTCTTTGTTGATGAGGTAAGGAAAGAAATCTACTATGCACCACTGGACAAACTGGTTGAGCCTGTGACCATAGTACATAAGGGCAAGGAACTGCATTACCCATTTGAAAAGTGGGGCATCACATTCTTCCCTTTGGAATCCATGAAAAAGCTATGTGATTTGACCGATGAACAGGTCAAGGAGCTTAAAGAACTGACCAACAGCAACTACAACTATGCAGCATAATGAGTGAACTGACCGAACAAAAACAAAAGAACGAAAAAATGATTGACCAAATCTTCAAGAAACTAGATGCACTGGAAGCGAAGCTGAGTTTGGTAATCCAATCAATCAATGAACAATTAACCAAAGAACGATGAACGAATACTGGTATGATATTGAAGGGTTTCCCAATTACCAAATAAGCGACCAAAAGAGAGTGAGAATGGTGGAGCATGAAAGCACATGCACCTACAACTATCCTGAAAGGATTTGGGAGCGTAAGAAAACCCATGCCCTATTCCTTGATGGCAAACTATTCAACAGGAGCAGCAATAGGTTGTTGAAGGAAAACTTTACCGATGTGGAACTAGAATCCATGGAAGAGCTTTGGAAGCCTGTACAGGGCTTTGAAGGTTTTGAGGTGTCCAACCGTGGGAGGCTGAAAAGATTGTCCCGTACAACCGAATTCAAAAGGCACAAGGCCGAAAGCATTCTGACCCAAACCCCAATAGGTACAGTGGGAATGGTTGGGGGCAATCCTAGAAAACTGCACACGAGGTCAGTGGAAAAACTATACAGGCAAATAGTTTTAAATCAAGATGTTACACCAAAACAGAGCAAACATAGAAGAGTGAGAAAAATCCATTTCTAAAAATATCAAACCAATCCCAAATCAAATAAACGAGAACCACAACATGCGAAAAATCAATGAGTTAGAGAGCTTTGAGAAGCCTCAACATGTAATCAACCTACTTAGTTACCAAAAATCATTTGAAACCTTCATTGCGACCATCAAGAACATCATAGGGGCTTCCCTATATGTCCACAGGGATGGGGAAACATCAATTGCCTTTAGAGGTAAAGTTATTGATGGTACTAAAAAGAAGAGATTCGATAACCCTGAAGAGCTTGACCTACTGCTAAGAATGGCAGGGTTGAATCAATCCAAATAGCACTCCATTATTAATTAGTTGTTGATTGTGGGCTGGGTAGCCTCTGAGCGTAAAATCCCAGCCCTATAATAAATCCATCCCAAATCCAACCGAAAATGAAAGAAACCGAAATCTCCCAAAAAAGCCCCAAATCTGTTCCTTTATTAGAGCCAAATCTTAGTAGCCTGAGCCAATACCATGAGGTTTGGTTCAAAATGGCATGTAAGATTATCAGTAAGAAAGATTGTGAGGATGAAGCCAATGAGCTTCTTCAAGAAACATATCTGAAACTGCATGAACACTTTAAAAAGAATGAGGTTGATTCCATTTCCAGCCTATTTGTATACAAGTCCATACGAAATCTTTACTACAACCTTCAAACAAAAAAGCAGTATGAGTTTGCAACTGATGAAATGGCAGTATTTGAATCAATTGATGAGTCCACGGAATCATTGGAACTCAGAAAAATGATGGTTGAGGCTCTTGATGAAATCCCATATCTCGAAAGGGAGGTACTACTACAGCATCAGGAAAAGTCACAAAGGCAACTACAGCGTGAAACAGGTGTTTGCAGGGACAGGTTGAGAGTCCACAAGAACCGTGGAATGAACAAACTAAAGAAAATCGTAAAGGAAAAACTTAAAACAGCTTAAAGATGGCAACGAAACGAAAAATGAAGAGAACCAAAAAACCTACAAAACCAAGTCAGGGTCTAGGAGATGACATTGAGAAAATCACTGAGGCCACTGGTATCAAGAAAGTGGTGGAACTGTTCACCCCTGAAGGAAAGGATTGCGGTTGTGAGAAGAGAAAAGAGAAGTTGAACAAGATGTTCCCAAAGAACAAGCCCAACTGTTTCAACCAAGAGCAGTTTGAAGATTGGACATCGGCCTCCAAAGAAATTGAAGAAACCAATACCATATCAGCAGAAACCCAAAACAAGATAATCTTCTACCTAAGAATGATTCTGAACATGAGTGTTTCTGCCAACAACTGCAAATCTTGCAGTCCTAGTATTTGGAAGCGATATATATCCATGCTGAATGATGTGGCCTCAACCTACGAACAATAAGAGAATACCCCAAATCCAACCGAAAATGAGCAAGCAAAATAAAACCAAAGGAATTCAGGATAAGAAAACAGGGCAAATGAATGGTTCTGAAAAGAACAATACCCCTGAAGAGATTCTTGAAGCCTTTCACGCCTATATGGAAGTCACAAAGGCCAATCCGAAAATCAAACAAGTCCCTAATACCAAAACAAACTCCATTATCACTTTAGAAATGGAAGTCCCATTCACAAAAACTGGATTTATCATCTATTTGGCAAAAAAGGGTATCACAAAAAATGGCAGGGAGATTCTTTACAACAGGGATAACAGATATTCCGAGTTCAAAGAAGTAATCGATTACATTGACCTTGTGACCTACGATGACCAATTGAGTGGAGCAATTGCAGGTGTGTTCAACAACAATGTGGTTATCAGAAACTTGGGTCTGAGCGATAAGCAGGAGGTCAAGTCAGAGGAAAAAATTGTGGTTGACTTTAATGAAGATTAGTGTAAACAAACCACGCCTTACCGATTACCAAAAATCCTTCCTATACAACAATTCCCGATTTACGATAATAACTGCCTCCACCAAAGTAGGGAAAACCTTTAGCTGTATATGGTGGCTTTTTGAACAGGCACACCTCCCAACAGCCAAGGAAGGGTTTAACTACTGGTGGATTGCACCGACTTACAGTCAAGCCCAAATTGCATTCAACAGGATGAAGCGAAAGGTGAATAAATCCAAGGCTTACACGGTCAATAAGAACGAACTTATCATTTACTGCCCTAACGGTGCAGAAATCCACTTTAAAACAGCTTCTGACCCCGATAACCTTTATGGAGAAGATGTACATGCATTGGTATTCGATGAATGTGGTAGGGCAAGTGAAGAAGCATGGTTCGCATTGCGTTCCACCATCACTGCCACAAATGCCCCTGCCAAACTGATAGGGAACTTTGGTGGAGCATCAAATTGGGTGACCAAACTGGTTGAAAGAACCAAGGATGACCCCAATTATTCCTTCCACAAAATCACTGCCTACGATGCTGTTGATGCTGGAATCCTTTCACTGGAAGAAGTGGAACAGGCCAAAAGGGATTTGCCTGAAGAAGTGTTTAAATCCCTGTATCTAGCCGAGGGTGGAAATGATGAGAGCAGATTGATACAGGATGAAAGCCTTAAAAAGTTACCATACAACGATGGTGCCGATGGCATCAAATATCTTACTGGTGACATTGCGAGGTTTGGAGCAGATAAAACCGTCCTTTTTGTGTGGTCAGGTCTAAAGGTTATTGATTGGGTGGTAATCGATAAATCCAGCCTTACAGATGTTGCATCCCAAATCCAACTTTTGAGAACCAAGTACAATATCAACCTACAGAACATCATACTGGATGAGAATGGTATTGGTGGTGGTGTAATCGATATGATTGGTTGTCGAGGCTTTGTGAACAATGCCCGTCCAGTAGAGGTCAATGGTGAGATGAAAAACTTCGATAGCCTTAAATCACAATGCTACATCAAATTGGCTGAAATGATTAATGCCAACATGTTGAACGTATCCCTTCCCCACACAATTATGAAGGATTTGATTCAGGAACTGGAACAGGTCAAGCTTGCAGCCATGCCCGATATACAGAAGTTGAAGATTATCAGTAAAGAGGTAATCAAAAAAATCATAGGCCGTTCACCTGACTTTTCCGATGCACTTATGATGCGTATGTTCTTTGAACTCAACCCAAACTATGGGATGTACCACATACGCTAATACACTTCCCCAAAACTCTTCCAAATTACAACCGATTTTGTTTCCTATGTATGAAGCAAAAGATAACCATACCCGAAAGTTTGAGCGATTTGACCTTGGAGCAGTACCAAAAGTTCCTAAAGGTGGTCGATACAAATACGGATGAAGTATTCATTGGTCAAAAAATGGTACAAATCTTCTGTGATGTACCCTTATTGAGTGTTGAACACATGGCAAAAAAGGATTTTGAAGAAATCACAGCCATATTGACCAACATACTCAACCAAACACCTGAATTTAAACCAACATTTGAGTTCAAAGGTGAAGAATATGGGTTCATTCCCAACTTGAACGATGACATCAAGATGGGTGAGTTTGTTGATTTGGACAACCTTGCAGGGGATTGGGATGAAATGGTTCAGTTTATGAGCATCATATACCGTCCCATTACCAAGAAAATGGGTAAAAAGTACCTCATAGAGCCTTATGAGGCCAAGAAATTCGATGAATTCAAAGATTTGCCTTTGGACATTGTGATTTCCACACAGCTTTTTTTTTGGAGTTTAGGGAGCAAATTACTTCAACATACACTCAACTCTGGACAAAATCTTCTACAGAACAAGAGGGTACGGGAGAAATTACAGAATCATTTGGAACTCGATGGGGCTGGTACAGCTCAATTACTGAACTCGCTGGAAATGACTTCACAAAAATTGATGCAATCCTTGAATCAAAGCTTCATCCCTGCCTATTTCATCTAACCTACCTAAAGGATAAGGCCGAAACAGAGGCAGCACTATTTAACAATCAAAGAAAACAAAGGAAATAATGAGGAATTACTATCAAGTACTAGAAATGTTGAAGGGCTTTTTGGAAGCTGACCCTTTGGTCAATACCATTACCAATGTGGATGAAGAGGTTTTCGATTTGGACAAAAAGAACATCTACCCAATAGTGGACATATTGTGTGAAAATGCAGTGATTGACCTTCAAACGGTAACCTTCAATTTCACCATCACAGTATTGGACATCAGGGATATTAGCAACAAGCCAAGGGAAAGCAAATTCTATGGTAACGATAACAAACAGGATAACCTAAATACAACTTTGGCAATCCTCAACAGGCTGTACAAGAACATTGCAAAGCTTGGAGATGAATTTACAATTGTGAATGAACCAACACCCGAACCAAGGGTGTACCAGCATCAGAACCTCTTGGATGGATGGCAGATGACCCTTGAAATAGAAACCCCAAATACCGAATTGGCTGTATGCTAAAGGTTGTTCCCGAACATACTGAGAAAGTACTGTCCCGATTTGGAAAAGAGGTCGTAAGGGAATCCAAGAAGAAGCTTAAACAAAAGAAAAAGAACGCTTCAGGTAAGCTTTCCAAGTCGATTGGATATGATTTGAACGTTTCCAAAAACTCCTTTGGGATGTCCTTTGAAATGGAGGATTATGGAGAATACCAGGACAGAGGTGTATCGGGATTCCTAAAAAAATATGACACCCCCTTTAGTTATAGGGACAAACGCCCACCATTATCGGCACTGGATAAGTGGATTGTAAGAAGGGGAATTGCACCAAAGGATGAAAAAGGGAGGTTCATGTCAAGGAAATCCATTCAGTTCCTGATTTCAAGAAAGATATTCTTCGAGGGTATTGAGCCAAGTCTATTCTTCACAGAGCCTTTTGAGAAAGCTTTCAAAGGGTTGCCCAATGAGATTGTTGAAGCATTTGGTTTGGATGTCGAAACCTTTTTAAAACAAACACTTAAATGATTCTAAGTAGAAGCCCATATTATATTACTGCCCCAATGGAAACGGGAACTGAGAGCATCACACTCACGATGAAAGTCAATCAGATTACCCAAAATACCTCTATGGTGAATACTGACTACACGGTGGTCAAAAATCCTGTAAGTACCGAAATTGATTCCATTGATTTCGAGGTCAGCAATATACTTAGGGATTATCTTGACCCAAGGCCACCCGAAACGGTGACCACAACGGGTTTGGAGGATAGCCGACCCAACAGTGTTATATCACTCAACTATGTTTTGGATTATCAGGGCATTACAAATACCGTAACATCCACTATGAACACTGTTTTGGATGGTTATGGTTACTTCAAAGAAGGGGCAAATCCACAAACAACGAAAAAGATTCTACTGACCAACAACCATTATTTGGTGAACAAGAATGGTTTCTTCCTAGTACCTATACTCAATGATGGTACATACAGTGAGGTCACAATCGATGGGCATGTACATTCACTCAACACTTCTTCAGCACTTACCGATAAGGTCAAATATTTGGTGGTGAATGTAAGTGAGTTCTCAGGAACTGTTTTGGTAAAGGTAGGAAGTGAGGAAGTAACCTTGGAGGTCATTGAAGAATGCAAGTATCCTCCTTTTGATGTCTGTTTCCTTAATAGATATGGGGTTTTTGAGATAATGACCTTCTTCAAACAGTCCCAAGTCAGCACAAAACTGGATAGCAAAGTTTTTAAAAACAACTACATATCCAATGGTCAATACGATACCACTAGGCACACCTACAAAGAAATGAACAAAAATGGGCAAGAGTCCCTAAAGCTCAATTCAGGTTGGGTCAGTGAACAATACAATGAAACCATCAGGGAACTTTTGCTTTCTGAAAAGGTATACCTATGGAAAAATGGTGATGAAGATTACCTGACTCCAATGGTGGTGGAAACATCAAGTTTGGAATACAAAACAAGGGTCAAGGACAAGCTTATTTCCTATGAAATAGACCTCAAATATGCCAACGACATAATCAACAATATTTAATGAACGGGAACTTGGACATATATATCGAGGGTGAACGATTGGATTTATTTGAAGATGAGAACATCGTAATAAATTCATCTGTTCAGAACATCAATGATATTTCTAAGGTGTTCACGGACTATTCACAAAGCTTCACATTACCTGCATCACCTAAGAACAATAGGATTTTCAAGCATTGGTACAATGCAGATATAATCAATGGCTTTGATTCAAGAACCAAAAAAAGAACGGTCATTGAGATTGGAAAACTACCGTTCAAGGTGGGCAAAATGCAACTGGAATCGGTTTCCATCAAGAACAACCGACCTGAAAACTATAAAGTTGTTTTTGTGGGCAATCTAGTGAGCCTCAGTGAGCTTATTGGAGATGATATGCTGACCAATCTTGACTTCTCAGAGTATGACTTCAACTACAACTCTGCAAATGTCAGGACAGGGCTTACAACGGGCTTTCTTGGTTCGGGAAACTATGTTTTTCCATTGATTAGTACGGACAAACAATGGTATTACAATTCGGATGCAGGAGATTTTACAAATACCGATGAGCTATCAAACATAGCTTACAACGGTAACTCAGAACCCCATGGTGTCCATTGGCAATCACTTAGACCAGCATTGAAGGTCAGTAAAATCATCGAAAAAATCGAAGCCCGATATGGTTTTACCTTTTCCGATGATTTCTTTGGAACATCTGTTTTTGACAACCTCTTTTTGTGGTTGGAAAGAGATGATGTGATTGATTCTTTGAGTACTGACAACGTTGTGGTTGATTATGATAATGTTGGTTGGTATCAACCTGCAATTGGAAGCTACAACAACAGTACGGGAACTTACTCAACAACCGAATCAGGTTCTGACAATTTAAGGGCAATAGATGTGAGGGTTGGTTCTACAGATGGGAAACCATATACCATCCAAGTGGTAAACAATGGGGATGTTATGGAAGAAAGAACCATAGCAGGAAACGATACGGAATACTTCTTTGCATTTGATTTACCATCGGGAGTCCCGATTGGGAGCAACATTTATCTAAGATTCGTAACATCCACCAGCAAGGCTTTTGATTTTGTCTATTGGAGAATAAAGGAGTTTTCTGAAGATACGGTTCTTTACGTTCAAAAATTTGATTTCTCTTATGGTGAGGTTTCAGCAGGTACGGACATATTCCTCCCTGAGTTAAAGGTCATCGATTTTCTTACCAGCATTATCAAAATGTACAATCTGACCATACTGCCCAACAGTACTACCGATTTCAGCATCAAACAACTTGATGATTGGTATTCTGAGGGCAACACTTATGATGTTTCAGGGTATGTTGATAGGTCTGAACATCAAATCAATAGACCTGAAGTGTACAGGGAAATCAGTTTCAACTTTGAAGAGCCTACCACAATACTTGCTGACCAATTCAAGAGCCAAACAGGAACGGCCTATGGTGATTTGGGTGCAGAATTGACCGATGGCAACGGTAAGCCTTTGGAAGGTGACACCTATGAAATCAGTGTGGATTTTGAACAAATGGTTTATGAAAGGCTGACTGACCAACAAACAGAGAGCTTTACCAACATTGTCTATGGATTGACACTTGATAAGGATTTGCAACAAAACACTCCTTCATCACACCTTTTTTATGTGAAAAATGTGAATGTTTCATCCAACTCAATCAGCTTCATTGATGATACTGAGGATAATATTGAATTAGATGGTAATGTTTACATGCCCTCACACTTTAGTTCTGATGGCCTCAACTCCACGGTATTTGGATTGGAAATCGATGAACATACAGGAAATACAAATGAAAACAGCCTGTACTCGAACTTTTATAAGGATTACATCACGGATACTTTCAGTAGTAAGAGAAGGGTCTATAAATACAGTGGAATCTTCCCAACCAAATTGATTTCGGACTTACAGCTCAATGATAAATTGGTGATAGATGGCACAAGGTATCTGATAAACGAAATGCAGACCAATTTGAGTACCAATGAGGTTGAATTGGAGCTTCTTAATGATATATATACAGTAACCTATGAAGTGCCACCAGTTACCACTAAAATCGTAACACTGGCCTATGATTCCAGTAGCCAATCAAATGCTTGTAAAGCTTATGGGCTTGGTAATACAGCACCATTCTACATACAACAAACAGCTACTTTCAGTAATGCCTCAGAATTATACAGCAATGCAAATGAAGCCCCTGCATCAACAGGATGGTACTCTAATGGTTCTATTGCAAGGTATTGGAATGGAACATCGTTCACATTGACTTCTCCCTGTAAAACTGGTGGAGGTGGTGGAACTGTTGAACCTGCTGATTCATTCAACATTTCGGGAACAGGGGCAGTAAACAATTCTTCTGCCTGTGAACTCATAGCTTCATCGACCAAGTATTGGGATGGATTACAGAATCATCCTACCCTTGCGGACATCATTTACAACGATTCCTCAAAAACAAGTGTATTCAATGGAGGTAACCTTCACTATAAGATTGATGGTGACCTCACCATAAGAATCACAACAGGTGGTGTAGTGAATGATGTATATGACTGCACGGCACAAGCAAACCAATAATACAATGAAATGATAGGTACTATCCTCACACTACTGCAACAAGATAAATACCAAGGTCTATCCATGGAAATTGAGATAGCCAAAGGAAGAAACAAGATTCCCAAATCTTACAAAGAAACCATAAACCAAGCTAAACGAGAACTTAAATGGCGATTAAGAAAACCATCGACATAGATGTACAGACCCAAAAAGCACAGAAAAATGTAGAAAAATTAGGCGATACCGTTAACGATGAAACCAAAGAAATCAAGGGTTCATTGGATGGCATCACTGGCAGTTTGGACAATGTTACTGGTGGCATGGTTTCCAAGTTCAAGGGACTTACTGGAACATTGGGAAGTGTTGCTGGTGGTTTCAAATCTATTGGGGTGGCTATTGCTGCTTCAGGACTTGGCCTATTGGTAACAGTAATTGCAGCAGTTGTTTCAGCTTTTAAGAGTTCTGAGGAAGGTCAGAACAAGTTTGCCAAATTAATGGGTGTCATAGGCTCTGTTGTGGGGAATGTGATGGATGTATTCAGTGATTTTGGTGAAGTTGTCATCGAGGCCATTGAAAACCCCTCAAAAACTTGGGATTCATTTACCAACAACCTCAAAAAAGGTTATGAATTCGTAAAAGGTCAGATAATTGACCGTTTCAAAAGCTCATGGACGATACTTTCAGGAGGTGTTGAGGCTGGAATCCTAAAAATGCGTATCGCTTGGAACGAATTTACAGGTGATTCAGAGGAAGCCGAACAACTTACCGCACAACTTGAAGATGTCCAAAAGGAGGTTCTTGAAGCCACAGCAGTAATCCAACAAAGAAACCTTCAAATCATTAATGGCTTCAATGAGGCCATTGATAAGGTCAAAGAATTTGCAGCAGAAGTTAAGGCAGATGCCAAAAGAGCGCAACAAATAGCAGATGCAAGAGCAGCAGCAGACAAAAAGGAACGTGACCTTGTTATCGAAAGGGCTAGAGCAGATAGACAGGTAGCTGAATTCAGAGAAAAAGCTGCTGCCAAAGAACTCTATCACGTACAGGAAAGAATTGATTTTCTAGAAAAGGCAAGTGCCATAGAACAGGCCATTACAGCCAAGGAAATAGAAGCTGCCGTAATCAGAAGGGATGCCAAGATTGCTGAAAATGCCCTTTCCAAGTCAACCAAGGAAGATTTGGATGAGGAAGCAAACCTGAGAGCCAAAGTAATCGAACTTGAAACCAAATCATTGACCCTGAAAAGGTCGCTTACAGCGCAAATTTCAGCATATAACAAAGAAGCCGAGGCACAAAGGCAAGCAGAACTTGCAGCCCAAGAAGCCCAAATTCAAAAAGAGGCCGAAATCGAAAGGAAAAGGCAGGAATCCATCCAAACAATCAGGGATGAGTACAGGACAAAGATTGAAGATTTGGAAGCTGAAGATGAACAGGCAAGGCTTGACCTAGAGGAAGAAAGAAAAATAGCAGAGCTGGAAGCCCTTAATGCCTCAGAGCAACAGAAATTAGAGGTTAGACAGTACTACGATACCCTTCAAACCAAACTGGAAAAGGAACAATCGGATGCTAGGATAGCCAATGCAATGGCTGAAAAAGAAGCCAAGGCACAAATATTTGATGCTCAGGCTGGTTTGGCACAAAAATTTGGTTCTCTACTTCAACAAATGGGTGAAGAGAACAAAGCTTTGGCAATCACGGGAATCATCGTGGAGCAGGTTGCATCCGTTGCAAAGATTATATCCAACACTGGTATTGCTAATGCCAAGGCCGTGGCAGCTTCCCCACTTACAGGAGGTAACCCGTGGGTAGCAATTAACACGGTTACAGCAGGGCTTTCCATAGCCTCATCGATTGCCAGTGCATCAAAGGCCATTTCACAACTTGGAGGTGGTGGAAGTGTACAAGGAGGTGGTAATGATGTAGGTGGTGGTAGAACCCAAGCACCTTCCTTCAACCTAGTTGGTTCAGGGGGCATCAACCAAATAGCCCAATCACTTAACCAAAACTCCAATAGACCTGTAAAAACCTATGTTCTTTCCAAGGATGTAACCAGTGAACAGGAATTTGATAGGAATATCAAGCAAGCTGCATCGTTCGGTTAACCACTTCAAAAACAGCTACCCAACTTCCACTTTTTAAGGTTTTCTGTTTCCTATATGATGGAATTGTACGAAGTAATATTTGACCCCAAGAAAGATAGAGGCATTTACGCACTCAGTGTTGTGAATGACCCTGCCATGGAATCCATGTTCGTTGCATTGAACAAGGATGAACAACCTAAGGAGGCCGAAATCAAATTGGCCGAGGTGAACAAAGAGCAGCGTATTCTTTTGGGTGTCGCACTCATTCCCGATAAACCTATTTATAGGAATCAAGAAGGAAGGGAATTCTATATCACTTTTCCAAAGGAAACCATCAAGGCTGCTGCCCATTCATTTCTACAGAACCAGCACAACAACAATTCCAGTATTGAGCATGAGATAAAACTATCAGGTGTTTCCGTGGTGGAATCTTGGATAGTTGAGGACACTGATAACGATAAGTCCAAAAAATACGGTTTGGAAGCACCAGTTGGAAGCTGGGTCGCTTCGATGAAGGTGGAAAATGATGAACTGTGGAACGATTACGTGAAAACAGGAAAAATCAAGGGATTCAGTATCGATGGCCTATTCAGCTTGAACAAACTAGAACTAAATAAAGAACAACCTATGAGCGATAACAAATCAATCATGGCAGAATTGAAAAATGGTTTTGCCGAATTAAAAGCACTCTTCTCAAAAGAAGAAACAAAAGTGGAACTCGCTTCAGCGAAATTGGCCGATGGTGAAACCATGGTGGAATTTGAAGGAGAGGAAATCAAAGTAGGAACAGCATTGTTCATTGGTGGTGAACCTGCCCCCGATGGAGTACACGAATTGGAAGATGGTAGAAAATTGACCGTTTCCGAGGGTGTTGTTTCCGAAATGTCCATTGAAGTGGATGAGGATGCTTCCCAAGAGGAAATCCAAGAGGCACTTGCCAAGCTCAAAGAAACCTTCAAATCATTGGAAGCTGAAATGAAAACTGCCAAGGAAGGATTTGAAACAGAATTGGCTAAAAAAGATGATGAAATAGCTGATTTGAAAACTGAGCTTTCTGCCACTCCTGCCACAAAACCAATCAAACACACATCGGTAGACCTTTCCACCGATAAACCCAAGAACAGAACGGAAAGATTAAAACTAGCATTACTAAAAAACAGATAAACTATGCCTACTACTACAACTGTAAACTCAAATTATAGCGGTGAAGCTGCTGGACTAATCTTCCAAGAAGCTTTTAACGAAACCGATTCTGTACAGAGAGGGTTGATAACATACTACCCTGATGTCAGACATGAACTTAGCCTTAGAAAAATCCAAGGGGCAGATGGAACTACCGATTATGCATGTGGATTTACACCAGCAGGTGCAATCTCTTTGAGCGAGAACAAACTTACCATCAAGATGTTGAAGCATGACTTCGAGGTCTGTAAAGATGACTTTAGGGTCACTTGGAACGGTGAGGGTGACATCCTTGAAGCTATCCAAGTAAACAAGCTTGGAGCGCAAATCGACAAATGGGAAGATGACATGTGGAATGGTGCAACGGCAAATGATGGTGAATTCAGGGGTATCATACCTCAATTGGATGCTGATGGTGATGTTATCAAGGCCAACAACGGAATTGTTCCATTGGAAGCTGCTATCACTAAGGATAACGTCCTTGCAGAGCTTGAAAAAGTAACTGCTGTATTCCCTGTGAAAATCAGAAAGAAAAAAGATTTCAAAGTCGTTGTTTCCTCAAATGTGGCTGATGCCTATGAAAAGTACTTGATTGCCCAAGGATTGGCAAACGGTATGGGAGGTGAAGGAAGTCCATTGAAATATGGAAAATATACGATTGAAGAAGTTGCCGAACTTCCTGACAACACAATCGTAGCCTACAGAGCATCCAACTTGGTTGTTGCAACCTACAAAAGCAATGACAAGAACGAACTTACAATGGTTGATACATCCGAAACCCTTTTGGATGGCAACGTAAGAGGAAAAATAGTCTATGGTGCTGACACTGGTTACCATGACGGTTCTGAAGTGGTGTATTACGTGTCTACTACTGCCGTAGCATAATCGATAACCATATTAACTAACTAAAAAAGAGGGGTTGGGATTCATCCCGACCCTTTTTTCATAAAACACATAACAAAATGGCATGTTTAATAAATTCAGGTAGAAAAATACCATGCAAGGATACCTTGGGTGGATTGGTAGCTGCCTACTTCATAAACTTTGTTGAGAATTCCTTCACTGTAGCAGCAGGTGAGGCCACTGCTATTGATGTGGCTGTCACAGAGGTGTTCAAATACGAACTTAGGAACGATGGGAACAACTTCTCAGAATCCGAGGTTTCCGACCCTAATACAGGAACGACAACCAACACACAAACCTTGACTTTGGCACTCCCAAAACTTGATAAGGACACTGCACTTCAGGTTGATTTGCTTGCAAAAGGCAGACCTGTGATAGTGGTAAAGGATAGAAACGGTAACCATCAGGTTGCTGGAATCACGGAAGGATGTGACTTGACAGGTTCTGACCTTAACAGTGGTGGTGGTAAATCCGATTTCAACGGATATAACTTGACCTTTACAGCAGTAGAAGGTTCAACTGCCCCATTCTTGGATGAATCAACAGTAACTGCATTGGAAGCTTTGGTTTCTGCAACCAATATACATGATGCCCCCTAATAGAAATTCCTAAAAACTACCCTTCCCAAAGGGAGATACTGTTTTATGCCCTGCAACGTCCGTTGTGGGGCTTTTTGTTATGGAACAACTCTTCCAATTTACACATCATTTTGTTTCCTATATATGAGAGTATTACAACCCATAGACACGCCTCAGGCACTGATTTTCATACCCCGATTCGATACCGATACGGTCAGCATCATATTGACCCATGAGGTAAAACAATTGGACTATAACTATGAGTTGGCTACAACCTACACAAATGGACTTATGCAAGTGGAAATCACCCATGACTTCAAAGAGGGTGAAAGTTATTCCTTCCAAGTTGAGGATTTGTCCAATGAACTAATGTACAGGGGCAAAATCTTCATCACTGCCCAAACTGACCTACAGGATTACAGAACCAACCCCGATTTCCTTTACGCATAGTCCCAACCAACCTACTAGAAAATGGCAAACAAAACAATACAAAAAGCTAGGGCAAGAACAGCCAATAAACCAGCCACACCACCACAATCCCATGTGCATGTTTTTCAACTGAACAACTATGTGAAACCAGTTGTGAAAGAGGAATATGGAAAGGATTGGGTACTCAATGGTAAGAACAACAGCTTTTTCAAGGATATTATTGAATTCTACAACGGTTCACCCACCAATGCTGCCATCATAAATGGTTATACCCAACTTATCTATGGTAAGGGTCTGACCATCAAGAACGATGTAAAGGGCGTTTTGGGTCTATTCCCCAAAAAGGAGGTCAAAAAAATAATCAGTGACTTCAAACTTTTTGGTTCATCCTCTTTCCAAGTGGTCTATTCCAAGGGAAAAGGAGCTTTGAGAAAGGTCACTGGTGTATATCATGTACCAAGGGAAACGATTGCACCCAACAAAATGGATGAAGATGGTGAGATAACCAACTATTGGTACTGTAAGGATTGGAGCAACACAACAAAGAACAAACCTATCCCATATCCAGCATTCGGGACTTCCAAAGAGGATATTGAAATATATGTCATCGAACCCTACAAGGCTGGTAAAATGTACTATGCCGACCCTGATTATTTGGCAGGTCTGCAATATGCAAAATTGGAAGAGGAAATTTCCAACTACTTCATCAACCACATCCAAAACGGATTCAGTGCAGGTTTTGTCATCAACTTCAACAATGGTATTCCCGAAAAGGAAGTACAGGATGAAATGGAGCGTGACATCAACAAAAGAACCACTGGTTCATCTGCTGCTGGAAACGTGATAATCTCCTTCAACAACAATTCGGATACAAAAACAACGGTTGAATCATTCCCCACAAACACAAGCCATAAGAATTGGGAATCACTCACTGGTGAGGCAAGAACACAATTGTTTGTAGCCCACAGGGTAACAAGTCCGATGCTTTTCGGCATCAAGGATAAAACAGGTTTGGGAAACAACGCTGAAGAGCTTGAAACGGCCTCAAAACTGTTGTACGGTACTGTAATCAGCCCGATGCAGGAAGAGATACTGGATGCATTCCATGAAGTGGTCGCATTCAATGGCCTAGATGTGGAAATGGAGTTCAAGCCCCTAATTGACTTTACCAAAGAGGATGGAACTACAACCAACGTTGGTGAGAACGTGGAACTAAAAAAAAAATCCAATAACGACCTAGATACCATCACTGCAAATGCACTGATTGAGCAGGGTGAGGATGAAAGTTCCATGGAGGATTACACCTTGATACATGAATCAAAAGTGGATGGTATACCCCAAAGCTCTCTTGATACCAAATTGGCCTCCACATTGAATGGAAAACCAAGTACAAGGAGCGAACAGGACAACCCCCTTTTCAGGGTAAGATATGTCTACAGCCCCAATAAGGTAAGTGACAATTCTAGGGAGTTCTGTAGGAAGATGGTACAGGCCAACAAAGTCTACAGGAAAGAAGATATAGTTGCAGCAGAGCAGCAAATTGTAAATGCTGGATTGGGAGCAAATGGCTCTGACACCTATTCAATATGGCTCTATAAAGGTGGTGTGAACTGCAAGCACTTTTGGCAAAGAAGGGTGTATTTGAAAACCAATAATTCAATCATTTCAGTAAGTGAGGCACAAAGGAAAATATTGGAACTCGAACCCGAACAAAGAAACGCTGTAAGGCTTCCCGTAAACGAAAGGGAGGTAGCCCAATCTGCTTCAGAATCAAACAACAACTGGAAACTAAACTAATACAATGACCACACTACTCATAACAGCTTCAGACCTAACAAAGAACAGCATTCTTGGAGGCAATATCGATGCACAAAAGTATGTCCATGTCATCAAAGAGGCTCAGATTTTCGTGATTGAGCCAATATTGGGAACAAAGCTGTACAAAAAGCTCATTGAGGATTATGAGAGCAGTTCCCTTGCAGATGACTATCTCACAATTGTGGAGGATTATATCAAGCCAATCTTGATATATGCAGTGGCAGCAGAGTTCATCTTGACCCACTCCTACAACATCTCTAATGGTGGAGTGTACAAGTCAAGCCCCGAAAACAGCGAACCAGTTTCAAAGTCCGAGGTGGATTTCTTGGTACAGGAACAGCACAACAAATCGGATGCATACATACAGAGATTGAAGAAATACCTATGTACCGTGAACATTCCCGAATACACGAGCAGTCAGGACAACGATTATGACCTCTATCCCGATAGAACGATGCAGTACTCAGGAGGGTGGAAACTAAATGGGGGCAACAAAAGAAACGATTTTCTCAAACCAAATGAAATGTAATGCCAAACCTACTCACATCAGGGTGGAAAGTACCGTGTAAGGATACCATGGGTGGTATAAGGAAGGTCTATTTGGCTGCTTATACATACTACCCAAGGGGCATGTTCGGTTTTGATGGTTCGGTACTTACCTCCATACCAGCAACTTTTGTACACGAGTTTGAGCTTAATGGAAGCAATAATTCCTTCAATGACAATTACGATGGTGAAAGCTACTCGCAATCACTCACATTGGAGTTTAAAAAGAAGGATGCAGAAACATCCTTTGAAATGGAAAGGCTCAACTATTTGGAGTTAAGGGCTTTGGTGTTGGACAGGAATGGGAACTATGTGGTTCTTGGCCTTGACAACGGGCTATCCTGTGACTCACTTGATATTGATTCAGGTGGGAGCAAATCCGATTTCAATGGGTACAAACTTTCCTTCTCAGGGAAAGAACAACATCCAGCCCCTTTGGTTCGTGACCCCTTTGAAAATGGGTTCATAATCGAAGATGGAATAACAGAATATTACCAGTTCCAAAACTTGGTCGCTTTCCACTTCCAAGATGGAACAATTTACGAATTCAACTAAAGAAACAAATGTCAGTATTAACAACTAGGAACGAACTTTTAACCGCTTCAGGATTGGATTGGGTACACATTGTCGATGTATCCGATACATCTTCAAGCCCTCAGGGGACATCCAAGAAAATCAAGTTGGACAACCTATTCGCCAACTATTTGGGATTCGATTACAGGTACTACACCAAAACCGAGGTGAACAACTTCTATTCAGGAGTGACCAACATTGCAGGTTACAACAAAAACCAATGGGATTCTGCTCTGACACCTGATGAGAACGGTGACTATACGATAGATGGTGATTTGACTTTGAACGGTAATACCTATTCACAGGATATTTTTGTAAATGGGTTTGTGGATGCACAAATAGAACTTGTGTCCCGTGATGACGTAACAGCTTACCACAACTTAGTTTCCCTTAATGGTGAACTTTTTTTGAACGGTGTAAGGATTTTCAATTCTGACCTTACCGAGAACCAAGGCCACATGAACCTAGAATCAGGTACAGGTGGTTTCACTTTCTCAATTCCAACCTTTGGTGATGTAATGACCATCGATACAGGGGGTAATGTTGTTGCAAACTCGTTTCAGGGGGATGGGACAAACTTGACAGGGGTTGAACTATTATCGAACAAGGGTCAGGCAAATGGGTATGTACCATTGAATGGTTCCAGTTTGATAGAAGCAGTATATCTACCTTCCTACGTTGATGATGTTTTAGAATATGCAGACTTTGCATCGTTTCCTCTAACAGGTGAAACAGGTAAAATTTACATAGACTTAGACCAAAATGATATTTACAGATGGTCAGGTTCGGTATATGTTGAAGTGGCAGGAACAGCACCTACCAATTGGGGAAGCATCACGGGAACACTTTTGAACCAAACCGATTTACAGACTGCTTTGAATGGTAAGGTGGATGTTTCAGGAGATACCATGACAGGTACATTGACAGTCCCACAATTGGAAATGAACCAATCAGCTAACTATTTCCAACCGACTACAAACGATGACAAGATTCTATTTATAGGCGGTAACGGTTCAGGTGTAAGGGATTGGAGCAATATCTTCTTTTATACTGGTGGTGTATTCAGGATGAACGGTGAGGACATAGTGACAATGAGCGAAAATACTGGAAGGGTCAATCAGGGGAATATTGAATTTAATGGTGTTGTTACTGCAACAGGTTCCGAATCCTTTAAATCAATTGGCACTGGCACAGGAAACTCAAACATTGTTTACAATGGATTCTATACATCCGATGGCTCAACTAGACAAGGGTATATAGGATTTCCAAGTGGCACAAATGGGGATTTACTTTTAAAAAATGATATTTCTGGTCAAAATATAGCTCTTATTGGTTTAGGAGGAAATAATGGATTGAGGTTTTATGATGGTACTTCTACTAAAACTGTTTGGCATAGTGGAAACTCCTTCACAATGTCAGGTGATGAGGCCATATTCTCAGGGTATGTGAGGCTGGGTACAAACGAACGCTTGATACTAAACAATAAAATGAAGTTTGAGAGTGGCACTCAATCTGTATTGGATATTGTTGACAGCGACTTTATAATTCGTGATTGGGATAGGGACGGCACAGATTTGGCAACTGCTAGATTTACTTTTGGACGTACAACAGGAAATCTTACAGCAACTGGAAATGTGATAGCCGATGACTTCATCCAATCCTCTGATGAAAGGTTGAAATCCAATATTCAACCACTTGAATCCAAACCAATCAAAGCAGATTGGAAATCCTTCGAGATGAAGGACAGGAAAAGAGTTGGGGTCATTGCCCAAGAACTTGAACAGAACCACCCTGAATTTGTCCACACCAATGAAGAGGGCTATAAGGCCGTAAGCTACATTGATTTGTTGGTTGCCAAAATACACGAACTGGAAAACAGAATCAAACAACTTGAAGGATAATGGCAGTACCAAACACAACAACATTCAGCTTGGATGACGTAAGGGTTGAGCTTGGTCTATCTGCACCAACTTCCCTTAGTGCCTGTTTTGCAGCAGCAAACTCAGGAGGTTTTGACCCTTCCTATGAGGGCGCAAAGGATAGGCTCTCAAACTTTAGGAACTACCAACATACAATTGCAACAACTGCAATTACCATAGTTGATGAAAAAAGTTCAAGTAATGCATGTACACGTTGGACTGCAAGCCCTGAGCTTAGATACACCCTTTACATTCCCGATGGTCAAACTTTTTCCACTGCCACGGCACTTTATTCAACTTCTGATGGACTTACACTCGCACCTGCTGATTGGTATTCAAATGGTACACATGCAAGGGCTTGGAGTGGTTCAGCATTTACAGTGACAAACCTTTGTTAATGAGAAAATACATTCGATACATAATCATTGCCATACTGTTGGCCTTATTGGTATTCAGGAAAAATGAAACCACCATCATAACGATTCCCGAAAAGAAAGGAAGCTTTGAGAAGGTAGACCCTGACCCAATTGTCCACTATGACACCATATATGAGGCAGGTGAAACCAAAATAAAGGAAGTACCCAATCCCATCAACCAAGAGCTTTTAGCCGAGTACAACAGCTTAAAAGATTCAATAGCTAAACAGGAGTTCGTTGAGGATGCAATCACTGAAAGAACCTACAGGGAAACCTATCAGGATTCTAACCAAGAGATAACCGTGGAAACCGAGGTAATCGGTACGATGAAAAGTCAAAAGGTTGATTACACGGTATTTGAGCAACAAACTGAAATAAGCACTTCTAAGAGCAGTTTGAGATTGGATGGAGGTGTATTCACATCAATTCCAACAAACGCCACTACAGCACCATCAATAGGGGTCAAACTGAACCTTATGACTCCCAAACAAACCTACTCAATTGGATATGATAACCAAAAAAACATTGTGGCTGGAATAGCCTTTAAAATTTTCTAAAATATAGCATATAATTATGTGGGATACAATCAAAGAAATATTGCCTTGGGCATTAGGGATAATTGGAACTATAACAGCTTTGAAAAAAGATTGGATTCAAAACCAGCTATCCAAGGATAAGAACGAAATAGCATTGGAAGTAAACAAAGAGGAACTTGAAGCAGCCAATTTGGACAACGTGGAAAAATCACTCAACATCTTCAAAGAAATGCTAGATACGAACACTGTTCATTATCAGAACAGGATAAAAGAATTGGAACAGACCTTTGACTCCACCATCACTAAGTTGAAGGGGGAGATTGATGAGTTACAGACCTTGGTTGAAAATCAGAAAAAGTTCATCGTGAAGCAATCCAAGTCATTGGATTATTATGAACGAAAATACGGTAAGAGAACTGACCAATCAGAATCAAAATAAAAACCGATGAAAAATCTTAGCCTATACATAAGGAACAGGGAACAGTACCCAATTGAGTACCAAGCTTTCAAGCAGATGTTCAAGCATACCTTGAAGTGGGAAGGTGGAAGCAAGCTTCACAAAGTTGATGGTGATTCGGGTGGATGGACACTTTACGGTGTAGCCTACAGCAAGAACAAACACTTGTTTGAATCCTTGGATGACTTCTTTGATACAACCTATGATGAAGCTGTACTGGTGGCATTTACAGAGTATTACTTGGCAATCAAAGCCCATCTTCTTCCAAAGGATGCACAACTGATGTATTTTGATATGGCCTACAACTTGGGAGCATACAGAGCGACAAGATACATGCAACGTTGTGCAGGTGTAATTGATGATGGTATCATCGGGAAGATTACCATTTCAAAGATGCATTGTGTTACAAAGGAATGCCTATATGAGCAAAGAAACAACTGGTACAACTATTTGGCTAGAACCAAATCATGGGCAAAGAAATTCATAAAGGGTTGGCTCAACCGTTCCAAGGCGATTTTGCAAATCGGGTAGAAAATTGTATCTTTAAATTATGGAAATTGCAAAGGCAATCATAGAATTGATAAGTGAGCTGCTCGTCTTCGGAGCTGCTGGATTCACTTTTTCCTCTTCCCTAAAAAAAAATCTTACTTCACTTGCATAG